GTTTCTCTCATTCCCCTCGTCATGGAATTTTCTTTAGAGACACTGTTGTTCGAGATCATTATTTTGAGCACAGAGCTACGGGCAACCTACCCTGGTCTTTTTGACCTATTAGGTAAACTTGGGTTCAATACTGTGGTATTCATTCTTATTGGCTTGGTTGCACTCTACATGATACGAATCATTGTTAGAGTCAGTTGGCTATGGATCGACTACCAGATGGTTAGAACCCGCAGGTGGATGGCTGGGACATATAGGGATATGCCCAATGGGGTCCACAAATTGGGTGCTGACCTGCTGGGTTGTGAGGGACAAAATATGGAAGAGCCATACGTCCCTAACGACCAGGTAGGCAGGCACCACGCGGGGGGGCGAGGCGTAGAACCTCCCTCGCGGGAAAGAAAACTGAGAGTGATAGCAGTGCTAGCTGCCGAAGCTAGGCACAAATTTCTGTTGCGGACCCGGTCTGAATCCAACTACATCCTTGCACACCGATTTATTGGTGACCGCATGAAGGAGATTGGCATGAGGACATCCCACATACAAGAGTTGCTACCGATAGCTGTTGAACTCGCCTTTAGCCCAACCAGGTATGAGGTGACTGCTAGGGATCTAGCCAACAGCGACGCATTCTTACGGCGGTTGGCCGATTACAACCAAACACCAATTGAGCCATTCAGTTGGATTAAGTCCCTCTTCGGAATTAGTGGTCGCCGCGACCCTAGTTACAAGGAGGGCTGAGGGGGCCTAATGTTGTCACCCGCCATGAACTGTGTGACGAGCACAGCTCCCGATCATGGCAGCCTGAAGGTGACTAAAACATTAGGGAAGCAACCCCGGCTGCGGAAGTCGTATCGAATTGGTGGGATCTCACCCCCAGTTAACTACGCAGTCTACAACAACAACATTGATACACTAGAGAGAGCGATTAAGGAAAGAGTGTTTTTCGTTAAGAGAGACGATGGGTTCCATGCTCCACCTCAACCAGATCAACTCGGATTTGCCAGACTAGATGCAATTAAGGAGAAATTCAAGTGCACGGTTCGATATTCCACCCCGATGACGTATCAGCAATTTGCTGATTCATACCAGGGTCGCAAGAGGACCATTTACACAAATGCAATGAGATCAGTGCTGACAGCACCACTCACCCGCATGGATTCCTACATTAAGGCATTTGTCAAGTGCGAGAAATATAACTTCACTGCGAAGAAAGATCCGGTTCCTAGAGTCATCCAACCACGTGACCCTAGGTATGGTATTAGTGTTGGTCGGTTTGTAAAGCCGATTGAGAAGAGAATTTACAAAATGATCGACAAGCTATGGCAAGGTAGCACGATCATGAAGGGATTAAACATGACACAAAGAGGGAAGGTGATTCTAGGTCACTGGGACTCGTTTGATAATCCTGTGGCGGTAGGTCTAGATGCATCAAGATTTGATCAGCATGTATCCTCTAAGGCACTTGAGTGGGAACATTCCATATATGAGATGTTCTACCCAGGCAACAAGGAACTACAGATGCTGTTGTCATGGCAACGGACCAACCAAGGGACTGGGAGGTGTGATGATGGTAAACTTAAATATAAGATCCAAGGGAAACGCATGAGTGGTGATATGAACACCGCTCTTGGGAATTGTCTCCTTATGTCGAGTATGGTTTACGCTTATTGTGAGTCAGTGGGTGTGCATGCTAAGTTGGTGAACGATGGTGATGATTGCGTGGTTTTTATGGAAAGACGTGATCTCAATCGGTTCCAACAAAACATCGATGAATACTTTACAAACCTCGGGTTTACGATGGTGTGTGAGGAGCCGGTCGATGTCATTGAAAAGGTTGTGTTTTGTCAAGCACAACCAGTTTATGATGGTAGCAAGTACATCATGGTTCGAGATCCTAGGGTAGCCATATCCAAGGATGCAACAATCATCACGGACATACCAAACAACAAGGTGTTTAAACGCTGGTGCTCAGCGGTTGGACAAGGTGGCATATCAATGACTGGTGGAATACCAGTTTGGCAAGAGTTCTATTCCCTGTTGGATAGATACTCCGATGGAATGAAGCCACTAGACCACCTCAGTATGTTGACTGGTATGCGGATAATGGGGCGCGGAATGGATAGGAAACTATCCAAAGTGTCTGAATTAGCTAGAGTCTCTTTTTACCGCGCCTTTGGAGTCATACCAGAGGCCCAGGTCGCTATAGAGGAGGAATATCGGCGGCAAACACTAACGTATCGTAATGAGGCGTGTGAGTTTGTCACCCTCCCCTATCTGGGACCACACCCGTGATGGGATCATCGGTCTGCACCAGACCTTAACAGGTGCATTGGGTCCCACTAGGTAATTGCCCAAAACGGTGCTCAGCTTAATACTTCCGTGCTAAACAAAATGCCAAACGACTACACGGCGCTTCAATAATGT